ATTACTTAAATTCAGATGATGAACTTTGGACATCAAGACTCAGTAATGAGACTTTAAAATCAGTGAAACTAAAAGCTTTAACGGATTTAGTAGGCTTTTAAAGTGCTTGAACTTTTATCACAAACAAACTAATAATATATTACTATGGCTAATACATATGTAGACTACACTGCAACAGCGTCTCAGACAGATTTTGCGTTTTCCTTTTCTTATCTTAAAGCTGAACACGTTAAAGTTGAAATCAACGGAGTAGATACAGCTGCCTTCACATTGGTTACATCTCCTGCTAACAAAGTAGTTTTAAATAGCGGAGCTACAGCAGGTCAGGTAGTTCGTGTAAGAAGGAACAGTCAACCTGATACTAACCTAGTAGATTTTGTAAATGGTTCAGTACTGACAGAAACAGAGTTAGACTTTGCTTATCAACACAATAGATTTTTAAATGAGGAACTCGCTGAGTTAAATGAAGCTTCTCTTCAAATAGGACCAGGAGGAACAGATTGGGATGCTAAGTCAAATAAGATATTAAATGTAAGTACACCTACCTTAACAGGTGACGCAGCTACTAAGAACTATGTAGATCAAAAAGTAGAACAGATTGCTGCTGGTGCTTCTACTCCTCCTTCTAAATGGCAGTTCACAGGTACAGCAGGAGCGAACACAACTTATACTGTTACTGATGCCGATGTACTAGGAGACAGTGCATATGATGTTAGTGTTAACGGATTAGTAAAAGAACCTACAGTTGATTACACAGTAGACCCTGACACAGACACCTTAACAATTATTCCTTCTTTAGCGGGAGGGGAAGACATTGTAATTATTCAACGAGGGTTAGGCATTCCTCTTACACAAGGTACAATAGGAACAACTCAGATTGATGATGGTGCTGTTACTAACGCTAAATTAGCTAACACTGCTGTTACAGCTGCTAAAATATTAGATGGTGCTGTTACTAACGCTAAAATATTAGACGGTGCTGTTACAGCTGCTAAAATATTAGATGGTGCTGTTACTAACGCTAAGTTAGCTACTCCTTACTCTCACCCTAATCATACAGGAGATGTAACCAGTACAGGAGACGGTGCTACCGTTATAGCTGATAATGCCGTTACTCCCAGTAAACTAGACGAGACGCAACCTTACTCAGTAAGTGGTTTTACATCTAATGGTAATATTAATGTACAAGACACTACAAATAATTCACCTGCTGTTGTTATTATTGGTTCTAACGGTGGAGTAGTACAACTTAACGACTCAAGTGCTGGGGGTCAGATTTATAACTTAGGTTCGACTCACAACGAATTCGGAACAGGTTCTTTTTCTATAGGACATATAGGAACGACAGGAGTCTCTGTTTCTATAACTCACGTCTCTTCAACAAGTACAGCGGCAACATTCCAAACATCATCTGCACACGGTCTTAAAGAAGGTAATTACGTTATTTTTTCTGGGAGTAGTGAACCTAATTGGAATAGTCAGAGAGAAATAATTGAAATTGTAAGCACTACTCAGTTTAAAGTATCTCTAGCTTCAGTTAGTACTGACTATCCTACAGCAATAGTTGAGACAGATACTTACACACCTTTTACTATCAGGAGACACGAAGATACAAGTAAGCTGTTTTCAATGATTAAAATGTTAGGACTTCCTCAAGGAACTTCTGCTCCTTCGTGGTTAGAACAAGGTCAGCTTTGGATAGATACCACTGACAACTCAATTAAAATAAAACCTGAAGTTCACAGTTAAAGATGACCGAATCACTTTCCCACTTCTTAGACACCGCTCTTGGCGTTATACTTGCCGTGATCGGATGGGTCATAAAGAAACTATCAGATCGACTGGATACAGACGAGAAACGATTAACAAAGATTGAAGTAGAACTTGCTACTCAAAGAGAACGAGACACTGCGGTAGAGAATAGAATGAGTGGACTTGAAACCACTGTTAAAGAGATTAACGGTAAACTAGATAGAATGATGGAGATATTAATTAAACGATGAAAAAAGGATTATACGCAAACATTAACAGAAGAAGGAAGCTAGGCATTAGTCGTAGCAAAAAGAAGTCTACAATATCACCTAACTCTTACGCTAATATGAAGAGTGGGTTTAAAAAGTGAGAAGTGTATCTATATCTTTAAGAGCTTCTGATAAATCAGCTAAAGGTGGTCTTAGTGAGTCAGGAAGGAATCGGATCAACAATGCTACAGGTTCTAACTTAAAAGCCCCTCAGCCTGGTGGTGGTCCTAGAAAGGAGTCCTTCTGTGCTCGTTTTAGGGGAATGAAAGGTGCAATGGAAAAGAACGGTAAACCCACTAGAAAAGCGTTAGCTCTTAGACGTTGGAAGTGTTAACAATATATTATGAAGACTTTTGAAGAACTAGGTAAATTACAAGGTTATGTAGCAGATACCTACAAATCAGCTATCGATCAGATGCACGAGACTGGTGAGTACAATCCATCACTACTGAACGGTGCTAGACAATTACTTAAAGATAACGAGATAGTATTAACAAGTGGGAAAGATACTCCCCTTAATGACCTACTCAATGAAGTACTCCCCTTTGAAGACGATATACAACTAAAGCAAAAAGTAGCTACAAAGTAATTACAACACCGAAAGAGAGAGAGAGTTGAAGCAGCAATGAGTATTGAAAAGCTTAAACAACTCAAGGACTTCCGTAACTTCTTATATGTAGTTTGGAAACACTTGAACCTACCTGATCCTACTGGATTACAATATGACATTGCAGACTTCATGCAACACGGTCCTAAACGATCTGTTATCATGGCTTTCCGTGGTGTAGGTAAGTCTTGGATATGTTCTGCCTATGCTGTACATCAACTCCTCCTAGACCCCACTAAGAACATCCTTGTTGTATCTGCTTCTAAGAACCGTGCTGATGACTTCTCCACCTTCACCTTGAAAATCATACACGACATTCCTGTTCTTCAAGGACTAATCCCTAAAAAGGATCAAAGGTTCTCTAAGATTGCCTTTGACGTAGGTCCTGCTCCAGCTGCTCACGCTCCTTCCGTTAAGTCACTAGGTATATCCTCTCAGTTAACAGGTAGCCGTGCGGACATCATCATTGCAGACGATATTGAAGTACCTAACAATTCTGCTACTCAAGGGATGCGTGATAAGCTAGATGAACAAGTAAAAGAGTTTGAAGCTATCTTAAAGCCCTTAGACACCTCTAGGATTCTCTTTCTAGGGACACCCCAATGCGAGGACTCTATTTATAACAAACTGCGTGAGAGGGGCTATGAGGCTCGTATATGGACCTCTGAGTATCCCAGTGAAGACTTAGTACTGAAGAACTACGATAACGATATTGCTCCGTATCTTACTGAAAAGATAACAGATGAGTCGGTAGGACGATCTACAGAACCTTCTAGGTTTACTGATCTGGACCTTGAAGAAAGAAAGTTATCGTACGGTAGGACTGGGTATGCTTTACAGTTCATGCTTAACCCTCGTCTGTCGGATGCGGATAGGTATCCTTTAAAGGTTAACGATTTAATTATAACAGATGTTGATGTAGACCTAGCTCCTGAAAAGATTATGTGGTCTTCTGATCCGTCCTTTGAGAATAAAGATATTCCTAATGTAGGTCTAGGTGGTGATAGGTTTCATAAGCCCTTTAAGATTCTTGGTGATATGATTGAATATACTGGGTCTGTGTTGTCTATTGACCCTAGTGGTAGAGGTAAGGATGAAACTGGGTATGCTGTGGTTAAGATGCTTAACGGTCAACTCTTTGTTCCTGAAGCTGGTGGTCTTAAAGGTGGATACGATGAACAAACTCTTAAACAACTAGTCTACATTGCCAAGACTAATAAGGTTAACAAAATCATTATAGAGTCTAACTTTGGTGATGGTATGTTCATGGAACTTCTTAAACCTTTGTTTATGACCTCCTATCCTTGTTCCATTGAAGAAGTAAGACATAACAAACAAAAGGAACTTAGAATCATTGATGTCCTTGAACCTGTACTTAATCAACATAAACTGATTATTGATCCTTCTGTTGTTCAACAAGACTATAAGAGTGCTCAGTCCTATCCTATTGAACATCAAGCTAAGTATATGCTTATCTATCAACTATCAAGGATAACAAAGGATAAAGGTAGCCTTATTAACGATGATAGATTAGATGCTCTCTCTATTGCTGTTAACTATTGGGTAGAACAAATGAATCAAGATGTTAACAATAATATTAACTATCGTAAACAGGAACTCCTGGACAAAGAACTAACGTCCTTTGTAGATTCATTTAACAAATCTAAAGGCTCTTATAACAGTAACCTTTGGATGTGATTAATATAGGTGCTTCGGTAGTTAGTTTAAATACATATCTTTACAGATACTACTTTTAAAAGAGGGTCGACCCTGACGAAGACCCTCCCTCCTTTAAGAACTTCTTATTTAAATATATGTTAAAAGAAAGATACTATGGGTCTTTAGACACACCTAGCCTTAAAAAGTTTTTAATATAAGGGTAAGTTAAAGAAGGTCTTTGTCTTGGTCTTTACTTTAAAAGGTAAGAAGGAGAAGAACGAAGTATCGACTTCTTGTTAAGGTTACTTTAAAGTAGTCTTTAAAAGATAGTCTTTAAAGAAAGACTCCTTATAAGTTATAGATAACATTATAAACGATTTTCAGATTTGTAAAGCCTTAAATTTTAAGATATGGACATAGATACTCAGACAGACTTGCTAACCAACGACTTATGTAATTTAATAAATCGTTATAAAGGGGAGTTCGATTTGAACGACCAAACAATCTTAGGTGTCCTGGAGTTCGTTAAATACGACATATTAGCTACCAGTGTCATCCTACTAGAGCTAGAAGAAGATGAGGAGGAGGACGATGAAGACAGTACCTGCTAACTCTTTAGACAAAACTATATTGGATTTTTGGTAGAAAAATTTGAGGGGCTTACGCTATATACGCGAACGGAAAAAACCCCCTCGATACCCCTATAAAATTACTGTGGGGTGGGGTGTTGCTAA